GCAGTAGAACGCAAGTTCGTAACCTGTGAAGAAGCTCGTGAGTTATCCAAGCAAGTAGGTCTGCGCATCTTTTGGCGACCGAATAGTCTTGTCGATCCGGAGCGCCGCAACACCAACATGGCCGAAGTACTAGCGTAGAATTGGTTGTCCAGCCAGTGAGCTATTTGTAACACCCGTTGTACGCATGTCGCAGTAACTAGCCAGACCACCCACCAGGCCACTATAATTAAACCAGCAGCAACCGCTGCGTGAAGGGAGCCAAGTCTATGGCTGATGATTTCCGTAGACACCCCGGCTACCCGCCTGATGTAGAGGGTGATCTAGCACGTGAACTACGAGAGACGAACAAACTGTTGCGCGAAGTCTGTTGCGATTTGCGCCAGTTAATCAAGCTCTTGTCCGACAAGGCGAAAGACAACGTCGATGGCGGGTCCATCGCACAAATCAAATAAGGAGTAACACAGACATGGCTCTTCTTCCGATTCAGCCCGGCAACACCCCCGTATTTCAAGTAACCCCTGCGTTCACCGGCGCGGCTTTCACGCTCGACGGCACCAAGGCCGCAGTCACTTCGTCCGACATGACCAACTTCCCGGTCGCGTTGGTTCCCTCCGACCCCACCGGCACCACGTTCTCGGCTGCCATTCCTGCTGGCGCAGTAATTGCTGCTGGTGGTGAGGCCATTCAAGTAACCTGGACTTACACAAATCTTGATGGCACCGTGGCGACTGTCACCGGCACCGTCACCGAGGAAGGCATCGTCGATGATGTCAGCGGAGGGGTTTTTGCCCAAGTGGCTTAAGAAATAAATCTTCAAAGATAGGTCCTGCAGACCGACAAGGCCGCTCATCTCCGGGCGGCCTTCTTTGATTTAACTACCGGAGCCGCTGGAGATAGCGATGAAGAAATCGAAGCAAGAACAGATTGGGTGTATATACCATTCTGTAAATCTAAAGAATGACATGGGATACGTTGGTCAGCATAAGAACGTGCTGACTGTGCTGAAACGATGGAAAGGTCACGTAGGACAAGCACGTAAAGGATGCAAGTCCTACTTCCACAGTGCACTGCGTAAGAACAAGTACGAAGAGGGTTTCAGTTGGGAAGTGATCTGGACTGGCCCAATAAGTCGTCTGAATGAAATGGAAACGTATTACATCGCGAAGCTGCACACGTTCGTTGACGACCCGTTAGGTGGTGGCTACAACCTGACACGCGGCGGTGGACAGCACATAGAATTCGGTGCCGTAGCTAGAAACAACATGCGCAAAGCGCAGTTAAAACGATTCTCTGACCCGGCTGTACGTGCTAGTGTCGCAGCAGCATGTAGGAAGACATTCGCTGACCCAGAAGTTAGGGCTTACGTTAGCTCGCAACTGAAGGCAAAGCACGCAGCCGATCCTGATCTGCGCAAACGGTGTGCGCGCCCTAGGACGGCTAAATTCAAAGCCAATACTAGCAAGATGTTCAAACGCTTGTGGGAAGACCCTGTTTGGCGAGCTAACCACGGCGCTAACGTTGGTAAGAAGAAAACACCTGCGCAGAAACAAGCATGTTCCGAGCGCGCCAAAGCGCAATGGGCCAATAAAGAAAGCCGCGCTAAACTAGAACGTGGGCTGCAGAACATGAATCGTGCACCACAGTCTACGGAAGTACTATCACAACGTGCTAAGTCACAGTGGGCCGACAGAGACTACAGATCACGGCAGTCGAAGAGCAGACTAGCTTCTTGGGCACGCCGCAAAGCTCTAGCAAAATAAGTTTGGAAGAGCCCTCGTATTCATACCTGGATGCGAGGGCATTTTACGTTTGGACGAAGGAGACTGAAATGGGCAAGCCGACGGTACTACGTGATGGGCCGGGAACAATCAACGACCGCAAGGCCCGGCTGCACCGCGCGCTGGACGCCGCTCTGGACGCGAGGGCGGCGCGGGACGAAGCACGCATGCCGTATAAATCTTGTGAGATTCGCACCATGCCCAGCGGACGTGCGTACGTCAAGCTGCCAGACGGCAAAGAACAAACCGGGTTCCCCAGTGAAGCGGCGGCGATCAAGTGGGTCAACCAGTACGAAAAAGGTAGCGCCAAAGACGAGTACAAGTACGCCGAGAAGCCCAAGCAGGCGAAGCCCATCGTCACCTTCCTGGATCGCTACGTGGCCAAGAAGGCCGAAGAAGCGAAGTCCTCCGCCGCTCAGGGGAAGGACGCCGTCAATCCAGTAGGCTCCACGCGCCACGACGTACAGAAGGCACCGGCCAATGTAGCGCCCATGGCGAAGGTGATTCCACGCTCCAAGCGTCCGGCGGAAGATGCCGCGTCCTTCGAGGCGCAGATCAAGGCCGTAAGTGAAGGCGCTCTGGGAAAAGTTAAGACAGCCGCTACTATGAAAGACACGCTGGCTAAGTACGAAGTAATTGCGCGCAAAGCACTGTCTGAAGGCGTTCCTCTCGCTAAGGTTACGGCCGTTCTAAAGGCCGAGAAGTCTCGGCTCACCACGGCGAAAGCCTCCGACTCCGAGAAGGACGCCTGGAAACGCGACACCGACGCTGGATCGGCCAAGCTGGTCAAACGTGAGCTCGAGCAGGGAATGACCCCGGCAAATATCGTGAAGAAATACGGGTTCAGCGCGTCGTTTGTTGACGACTTAGTCAGCAAGAAGTTGAAGAAGACGCATAAAGATTCTGGGTATGCGAAGGACGTCGCACCAGTGTGAACCTCCTGTGCGCAGCGACCACGACGCGTTGGTACCCATTCCTAGTTTGGTTCCTGTCCACGAGGTACTGACCATGCTTCCAATCGCTGTATTGCTGTTCGCAAGCTGGTTCCATCACACTAAACCCGCGCCGCCTGTCGCTCCTGCCGACCAAGTAGACCCGCTCGACAGTGGTGACCCGGACCATCCGTGCGTGGTCTACAAGGAGTGGCCGGGTGTGTTCACGTTCGAGGGCGACGACGATACCACTGGATTTGGAGTCACTTGTACGTCGGCGAAAGAGAACTGGAAAGAACAGATGACGCCGAAGTGGAGCGCCAGGAACCTTGTATGATGCAGAAATTCTGGTTGTTTCTCTACAAGTACGCCGCCAAGAAACTGGTTGGCGGCAAGTCGCGGCGCTATACGGCCCATGAGCTGAACTCCGTGCTCGGCGGCGCTCGCAACCGCGAGGTGCTGGTCATGCCGGACGGATCCATCATCGCCGTCTCGGACTGAACCGCCATGCCCCCGATGAAAAAGACGAGCAAGAATCCCGCCAAGAAGGCGCCGGTAGAGTTCCATGCCACGCAGCGCCTAGAACACGGTTACGCGAAAGGCATCAAGGCGATCATCGGCCGCGTACTGGTAAAGCAGAAGCCGGAGCAGACGTTCAGTCAATGGCTGAACGAGCTCGCTCTGCGTTCCCGCATGCCAGACATACTGGCCGCTAGTGAGCTGCTGGCCACGCGCATGGTCCACGGCGCGCAGAAATCCAACTGGCGCTCCTGGCGCGAGGCGGCCAGCAGGTCGAGCCAAGCCGGCAAACTTTATCAACTGCTCGAGGCCGAGATGCGGGGCCCGACGGGCGCACGCGTCCAGCAACTGATCAGGGAGAATGCTTCGCTGATTAGTTCCCTACCACTCGAAGCTGCCACTACACTGACCAACGAAGTCACTAAGGCGCAGCAGGCCGGAGCTCGGCCGGCAACGATTGCCAAGATGTACCAGAAGCGGTTCCCCGAGCTGCTGCGCTCCAGGACGCGGCTCATATCCAGGACCGAGGCGCAGAAGGCCAGTTCGGCGCTCACCCGGGCGCGGTCCGAGGCGCTGAACCTCGAGTGGTTCGAGTGGGCGACGTCGCACGACCAGCGCACCCGCGCCAGCCACGAGAACCTGAACGGCGTGCTTTGCTCGTGGGGCGACCTACCGGATCCAGAGGCGCTAGTCGACGAGAAGCCGCTTGGAAAGTACGCGCCGGGCAACATATTCAACTGCAGGTGCCTCATCATACCGTTGCTCGCGTTCTCGGACGTCAGCTGGCCGCACCGGGTCTACCGCAACGGCTCCATCAAGACAATGACGCTCACGCAGTTCAAGCAAGTGGCCAGCGGCGACATCGCGGAGGCGGCATGAACTACCGCCTGCCGTACGTGACTCGGGTCTGCAAGACCCGCAAGAGGGGTGTTATGGCGCTGCGCATTCGTCGCCGTAGTAAGACGTTGCCTGACGAACGCAGACAGGTGGAGATACAAGCCGGAGACGTCATCCATTGGCGCGGCATGCTGATAGACGACGAGGTGCTGGAGGCCATTCTCAGCTCCAACAAGCGCCTGCTGTGGGCGTTCGTGAAGAGCGACGAGGGCGACGTCATGGCGGTGCCTTACAGCGAGACGAACGTAATCTGGATGGAGGAGACGGACATCCTGCCGGAGTCGGAAGTGGAGATTTGACATGAAGAAGTTCAGGATATACGCGGGCGGCAAGGAGCTAACCGTGGAGGCCGACTGCTACAAGCAGGTCGGCTGCGAAATCGTCTTTTACAAGGACAACGCGGCCGTGGGCCAGGTCGTCATGGACAAGGGCGACGTCGTGATGGAGGCCTCCGCCGTCAAGGACTTCGCGACGTTTTGATGCTGTACAACCCACCGGTGGAGTCCGGATGCAATGGAGCATGTATGAACCTATCTGAATTGCTGCATGGAAATAACAACGATCTCAGCGACCACGATCTGGCGCATCTAGCTGATTGGGCCACCGCATGGAAGGACAATACGCCGAATCCTTCTTGGAAGCGCGCATACGCGCTCATACGAGAGGGTGCGGATTTGCTGCTTCGGCGGCGTGCGATGTGCGCGGAAGTGTTTGAAAACCATGTTGGTCAGCTGCCGAGCGTCGAAGAAGAGCCTGTGTTGGAACCCGGCAGGGCGGTTCGTGTGCGGGGACAGCACACCGACGAGGTCTACACCATCAAGAACAATGAAATATCCAATAATTTGACGTTCTACAGACTAAACAATCTTTCTGGTCTATTCCTGCGCAGTTCGCTGGACGTACTTTAGGCAAAGATCGGGCGCAGTGACTTGTATCCTGCGCCCGGTGGTTCTAGGCACCACAACCGAAGCGGCGCAAGGGCGTTGTCTTGGAAAGGAATCCGATAGATGCCCAAGCCCCGCAAGCGCAAAATAGCGAACAACGTCGAGAAGCTGCTGGGCATCGGCGGAGCCACCACGGCGCAGGCCGCCGACTTGTTCTCCAACTCCGGGGCCCGCATGGGCTTCGGCACGCCGTCGCTCGGCCAGGGCGCCGAGTACAACCTCGTGCGCCTGTCGTACGACTATTGGAACCTGATCACGTTGTTCCGCAACCACTGGATCAGCCGCCGCATCGTCGAGGTGCCGGCGCAGGACATGGTCAAGGCCTGGCCGACGATGACCAGCGACATCGAGCCGAAGGATATCACGCGCATCAACCGCGCACTGCGCAAGACCAACACCAAGAACAACATCCTCACCGGCCTGACGTGGGGGCGCCTGTTCGGCGGCGCCGGCGGCCTGATGGTCATCGACGGCCAGGAGAACGAGCTCGACCAGCCGCTCGACCTCGAGTCCGTCAAGATCGGTGCGTACAAGGGCGTAATACCTTTCGACCGCTGGGCGGGAATTCACCCGAGCGGCGACGTGTGCACCGACATCAACCGGCCGTTGGACTTCGGCAAGCCGGAGACGTACGACGTCACGCCGGCCGGCGGCACGTCATTCCAGGTCCACTCCAGCCGCGTGCTGCGCTTCCTCGGGCCCACCGTTCCGACGCCTGAGGTTGAGGCGCAGTCGTGGTGGGGCATCTCGGTGTTGGAGCCGTCGTACGAGTCCATCACCATGCTGGACAACACGATGTGGAACATCCTGTCGCTAACGTTCCGAGCCAACCTGCTGGGCATGAAGTTCCCGGAGCTGGCGCAGATGCTGTCCGGCCTCGGCTCGTCGCAGATGGCGACGCAAAAGTTCGAGCAGCGCATGACGGCGCTCAACCACCTGATGAGCAACAACTCGCTTATCCCGCTGCCGGCTGACGGCTCTATAGAGTCGACGCAGTTCAGCTTCGGCGGTCTCGGCGAGATCTTCCAGTTGTTCCAGTTGAATTTGGCTGGTGCGGCGCAGATGCCGGTTACACGCCTGTTCGGACGCACATACAACGGCCTGGGTCAAGCTGGTGATGGCGACGAGAAGATCTACGAAGAGAAGATCTCCACTGATCAGGCCACATACCTGCTCCCACAGCTAGAGAAACTGTATCCAGTCGTCTGCATGTCCGAGCTGGGCGAGGTGCCCGATGATCTCGACCTGCTCTGCCCCTCCATCCGCGTGCTGGACGAGAAGGACAAGGCCGAGCTGGCCAAGGCTGTCGCAGACACCACCACGGTGTACCTCAATGGCGGCATCATGTCGCCGCGCAAGGTCGCGCAGGAAGTCAAGCGCACCAGCGACGTCACCGGTATCGGCTCCACGCTGGACGACGAGTTCATCCAGAAGCTCAGCGACGACGTGACTTCGGAAGGTGAGCTTGGCGAGGGCCTCTTCGGAGGCGAGGGCGCTGGTCTGGGCGAGGCCGACTCGCCAGCCAAGGCCATAAAGGCCGAGAACAAGACGGGCCAAGGCGAGGATCCTGACGAGCCGAAGGCGAAGCCAGAGGACAACGACGAGAAGAAGGGCCCAGAACTGGTCAAGAAGAAGGCTGGCAAGGCAACCGACATCGCTCCTGATCTTCCAGTACTGCCTACGGGGCTAAAGGTCGGCGAGGCATTGCTGTTCGGCGGTCAGACGCGCGTCGTCGCGTCCATCGGCGACGCCATTGAGGACCTGGACGGAAAAACAGCCGTCCCGGTTCGCTTCACGGACGGCTCCATCGTGGCGTACGCCACGGACGCTCGCCATGGCACACGACCACTGCGCAAGAAGGCGGAAGACACCCTCTCGAACCGTACGTTCAAGAGTCTTCAGACGGCCCAAGAATACGCAGAAGGCGCGGCCGATATTGAAGGAAAACCAGTCTATGTGGCAGAACTTTGGGATGGCCACAAACTTCAGCGGCTTGGCTACAAACTTAGCTTTGCTGGTGAAGGTAGTGTGTACAAGGCCGAAGTTCCAAGGCACAGATCCTTTGACGAAGACGGCGCTTCCAGCGTCACCAACCGGGCGCAAGGCATGCTGGACTACCACGCGCTTCCCGTCCGCGTCGAGACGCCAGAAGGCGGAGTGCGCACCGGAGTCACACCGGATGGTGTAAGCTGGTCAACGACGATGCCCGCGGACTATGGCTTCATCGACATGGGGATCAACGGCTCAGATGGAGATTCCATCGACTGCTACGTCGGTCCTTCACCGGAATCCAGCAACGTATTCGTGGTAGACCAGTACGATGTCAACGGCAAGAACTTCGATGAAACGAAGTGCATGATCGGCTATCACACCGTGGAAAGCGCGAAAGAAGACTATATGCTTGGCCACCATCTGTCCAGCATGACGTTCGCAGCCATCACGTCATTCACGATGCCGATGTTCCGCCGCTGGTTGGCGACGCATGATCATTCGAAACCGTGCGATGCAGGAGTACTTTAGTGGCCAGGGCCGGAGTAACGCACGACGGACATCTTATGTGGCACTGTCCAGGGTGCGACTCCACCCACGAAGTTCCGATCAAGGGCGACGACGCTTGGGAGTGGAACCAATCCACGTACGCGCCGACGGTGGACCCCTCCATCCTCATATTCGACTACGACACCGGCATCACGCAGTGCCACTGTCGCATGAAGGATGGAATGATCTACTTCTTCGGTGACAGCTCGCACAAGCTGGCGGAGCGCACGGTTGACATGGACGATGACTTTGTTTGCGTAACCAAGGCGGTAGTGTGAACCCAGTATTCGTACAGACCCAACTGCTTGCCACTGGCAATCGCTTCCTACTAGTGGACACCCCATCAACCGGCAGCATGGCCCTGTATCTCAATGGCCTGTTCTTGACGCAGAACGTGGACTACACGCTCCTGGACAACGCCATCACGCTTCTGCACAAGACTGTCGGTGACGGAGACGTGCTTACGGCGTGGTACATGAAACCGATCACAGCTACTCAGTGAAAGAACCGAGACTGTAATGACCGCATGGCTTATCGAGCGCGCCGATGTTGCGACGCCGCAATACTTCACCGTGCGCAACGGCGAGATGGCCTACACCCTGGACGTTGAGCAGGCCATGCGCTTCTCGCGCGGACAGGACGCCGCTGCGCTGCTTACGTACGTATTCTTCATAGACGCCACAGTGCGCCTGACCGAGCGCATATTTGCAGAACGCCGTACACCATGGGACTCCCGCCAGTCGGGCCAAACTAGAAAGGCGGGATAAGTGACACCAGAAATAGCGGTGGGAATTGGCGGCATACTGACTAGCATCATAGTAGCTGCTGTAATCTATGGGCGACTCACACAGCGAGTGGACGACGGAGATAAGAAAACAATTCAGCTAGAGCTAGGGCAAAAAGAGCACGGCAGTCGCCTCAGCGGGTTGGACCTGAAGGTGGATCGTCTCGAGCAATGGCGGAGCGGGTTCTCGGACGCGGCGCATGTCGCCGGAGTTTCAAGTTCATTGACGTCCGCTTTGGTGGCTGAGGCCGTCGACAGGCGCGCCGCCATAGCCACGGAGCGTAAGGACAATGCATAGAGTCGT